ACACACAATCCACTCCCCAGTGTTGCTCAAGCAATTAATCAGCTACAACCGCAAGAAAGGAAACTTCGATGCCGTGATGGCCTTTATGATGGTAATGTTCCAACTGCAAGACGAAGCACTAGGAACAGAGTACAAAGAAACAAACGTCTCAAACGCCCTCAACCAGCTTGCTGAACACATGACAAGCAAGTACAAATGAACAATGAACACCGTATTTCCCAATCAGCTAAAAATGCTAGAGGGAAGGACTACTATAAGCGGCAGATAGACTACTATGACTCAAGAGCCTTTGGAGATCCGCATTTCCAATTCGACGGACGCATAGAGTTTGATGCTATGAAGGCTAACTACGACTTGATGAACAACATCATCAATGAAGCCGATTTCAATCATGTAGTTAAGCCTTGGGGGGAAGGAGGAGGTGAACTTCCTGCAAAGTTTGCAAACAAAGACATCACCTCACCAAAGATCAAAGCAGTGCTTGGCATTGAGTCCAAGCGGCCTTTTAACTACAAAGTCGTAGCAGTCAACGAAGAGGCTACCACTCGTAAGGAACAGGAGGAATCAGCTAAGATCAGACAGTTTGTAATCGAACAGATCATGGCTCCCTTAAAGGAGGAAGCTATGAGACAAACTGGACAACAACAAGAACAACCAGCAGAGGTACAGACACCAGAGGAGGTCAAACGCTACATGCGTAGGCAACACCAAGACCCTGCTGAGATCCTGGCCGCTCAAACCCTTGCTTACCTTTCGCAGAAGTTGTTTCTGAAAGACCACTTCAACAAAGGTGCAAAACATGCTGCCATAAGTGGCAGAGAAGTGTACTGGGTTGGCGATGTAAGAGGTGAACCTGCTATAATTACGGTAAACCCACTGTACTTTGACCACGACAAATCTCCTGACCTTCAATTCATTGAGGATGGTGAGTGGGCAATTTGCGAATACCGTATGCTTCCTAGCCAGATCATTGGCACATTTGACGAGCTTACCAATGCAGAGATCGACAAGATCAATGAACTGTACAAGGCCAACTCATCGAACGAAGCGTTCAACGCGAACCCAAGGTGGGAAGACACGGACTACATTAGGGTTCTTCACGTAACATGGAAAGGACTTCGCAAGATCGGTACACTTGATTATAAGGATATGCAAGGGCAAAAGCGGCAAAAAGTTGTTGCTGACACCTACACACTTAACAAGGAAGCTGGCGACATCAGCATCACTTGGGAATGGATTCCTGAAGTCCATGAGGGCTACAAGATCGGTGCAGACATCTACACACGAATGCGCCCCCTGCCTAACCAGTTCAAAGATCCAGACAACATCTACGAATGCAAATTGCCTTACGTCGGAGCTGTCTACGATTTTGAGAACTCTCGCCCAACTTCGTTGGTTGATCGCGCAAAGCACTGGCAGTACCTTTACGACATCATTGCATATCGTATGGAGTTGCTGCTTGCGAAAGACAAGGGTCGTATCGCTGCGGTAAACATCAACTCGGTCCCTACCACGCAAGGTCTTGATCTCAAGAAGTTTGAGTACTATATGGAGGCCAATCAGTTGATCTATCTCAACCCCAACGAAGAGGGTATGAGAAATCAATCTGATCCCAACATCACAAATCTACTGAAAGAGATCAACCTGTCCAACACAACGGACATTTCATTCTACATCAAGTTTCTTGAGTACGTAGATGTTATGTGCGGTCAGGCGATGGGTGTTACCAAACAACTCGAAGGTCAAATTGCTGAAAGGGAAGCAGTTAGCAACGTACAACGTTCTGTACAGTTTTCTACTAACATTCTTGAGTCATTCTTCCAGACCCATGATCAGGTCAAACTGAATGTGTTGACCAGACTTCTGGAAACAGCAAAGGTTCTGTATGCAATTGGCAAACCTCGCAAGCTGTCTTACTTCCTGGATGACATGTCAGTTGCGACACTGACGATTGATCAAGAATTGCTTGACAACTCCACCTATGGAATCTTTATCACGGATGGCTACAAAGTACAAGAGAATCAGGAGACAATGAAAGTACTTGCCCAAGCGGCTATGCAGAATCAGATGATCCCACTCTCCAGTGTCACACGAGTTTTACAAGCAGGCTCAGTTCGAGAAGCAGAAGAATTCCTTCAGGAAGGTGAAGCCACCATGCAAGAACGTGCAACGCAAGCCGCTGAAGCCGAACGTCAACACCAGATGGAAATGTATAAGCTTCAGATGCAAATGGAAGAGCAGAAACATCAGTGGGAGCTTGAAAAACTTCGTGAGGAAGAACGTCTGAAAAAAGACAGAGAACTTGCCAAACAAGCGATACTTGCAGCAGGCTTTGCTGAGGACAAAGACCTCAACAAAAACAAAAAACTTGATGTGTTGGAGATGGCCGATTACTTCTTGCAAAAGCGTAAATTAGACCTTGAAGAGCAGAAAATCAAGGCTCAAAAATCGTCTAAATAATCGTAATAGTATAGGCTTCGGCTGACAAATTTTGAAATCGAACAATTTAATCGTATATTTATATGGAAGACAACAAGCTTGACGTATGGAGCTGGGAAGATGAAAACGATGATTTTCTTAGTCCAGAAGATACAGTCATAGAAGAGGATCAACCTAAAGAGGATGAACCAATAGTTGAAGAACCTGTCGAGGAAGAAGAAACCGAAGAAACGGTTGAAGAGGAGGAAGAAGAAACTCCTAACCCTTGGGCAGATGCAGTTGACCATTTCAAAGGTCTTGGTTTCTTGGGTGAAAAAGAATATAGTGACCTGAACGAGATGACAGATGACATCGAAGAATACATTCTTGGATCAATCGAAGGCTCGGTCAAGAAAGTCATCGAGGAAGTGGGTCAAAAAGCTGGCAGCGAAGGTGCGGCATTCATGCAGTACCTTGTTAACGGTGGAGATCCTTACACTTTCATGGAGACTTACAGAACTCCAACCTTTAACCTGAAAACCGAAGCAGGACAGGAAGCTGCGATTCGTTACTATCTGAAAGAGGTAGACGGGTATGACGACGACGAAATCGAAGATCGGGTTGAATATCTGATTGAAAAGGATCGTCTGGAAGCAGATTCTCAAAAAGCTGTGAATCGACTCAAAAAAGTAGATGAGCAGCAACGAGCAGCCCTTGCAAGGGAACAAGAAGAAGCCACAGCTAAAGCCAAAGAAGCAGAAGCGTTACGCAAAACTACGTTGAAGAACGAACTCCTAAAACTAGACAACGCTTTTGGATTTTCTTTTAGTCCCGTTGAACGTCGCACTCTCTACAACTATTTTACCGAACCGTCCGTAAAGCAAGGTAACAACTATGTCACCGAATTCGCTAAGGACTTCGGCGAGGTTTATCAATCCGACCCTAAAAAGCTTGCTGTAATAGCAAAATTACTCAAGAACAACTTCGACTTCTCTGAGCTTCAAAAAGAGGCTGAAACTCAAACAGCTAAGAAGCTTAAAAAGACCTTACAGAGGAGAGAAGAGGGGACAAAGAAAACCCCCGCACCAGCCGCTTCAGCAGCGGTATGGGACGCTTTCAAAGTTTAAAACCAAATGAACGTAAACAACGATTACATTATCAGGCGTATGCCTTGGCACTCCAACCATACGGAGTCTAAGCACCTTGGTCGCGCACTGATCGCAAAACCCCACGTTTTTGAGGGTGTTGTGAACAAAGTATTTACAGCCTACAACTACAGCGAAAACCCGACGATGGACTTGCTGGTAGGCTCTGGCAAAGAAGTTGAAATTGGCAATGTTGAATGGACTTGGCAACTACGTGGTCGTTCCACCAAACCTGTAATTGTACAGGACACGGTGAAGACTGGCACTCCTGGCCTCGGCATTCAGCCGTTTGACCTGACCTTTGCTGAAATGCAATGGAAACCTGGGGACGTAATCCAACCAGGAAACGAACTCTTCCAGTGTCGCGTACAACGTGATCTCGGCCCTGCTGGCGGTGGTCATCACAAGTATGAGCTGATCCTGATGACGAAGGACACTGCGAAGTACCTGCCCGTAAAATATACCGCTCCTGGTACGAAATGGGGTAAATCGCACAGTGCATACGAAGAAGGTTCTGAACAAAGCGGTAGCGTATCTTACGCCCTGCCGTTCGAACTGAAAGACCGTATGTTCCGTCTGCGTAAGTCCTACACCGTAACTGGCGACGCCACGACTGATGTGCTCGAAATGTCCATTCCTGATGGCACGGGCAAGCGTCACAATATGTGGATCAAATATGCCGAAGCGGAATTCTGGCGTCAATGGTACAAAGAGATCGAGCGTTCCTACTGGATGTCTCGCAGCTCTGATGTAGTTACTGGTTCAACTGGCCGTGCACTGAAAAACGGTGCTGGTATGTTTGAGAAGCTGGAAAGTTCCAACCAACACTACTACAGCGTACTGTCGCCGCGCCTGATTGAAGACTTCCTGATGGGTATCTTCTACAACCGCGTTGCTCCTGGCCCCCGCCGTGAGATCGTAGCTTTCACTGGTGAATATGGTATGATCCAATTCAACCGTGTTGTGCAAGACGCTCTGGCTAAGAAAGGCTTCATCAACGCTGTTGACTTCGCAACGCAGTCTGACGCATCCCCGTACCACTCCAACGCTCGTAGCTACGGCTACCAGTTCACGCAGTATAAGATGTCCAACGGCATTAGCCTGCGTCTGGTTCACAACCCGCTGTATGATGACACCGACTTGTTCTGGGACATCGACCCGCTGACGGGCTATCCGTACCAGTCTCAGCGTTTCACCTTCATGGACTTCTCTGGCGAAGGTGCTGATTCCAACGTTCGGATTGTCAAGAAGAAAGGTGGCTACAGCCTTGCATACGTACAAGGTCTTGTTGGTCCTTACGGTCCTGTTGTAAACGGTGCTTCTGCTCATGCAGGTGACTACTACGAAATGACCGTCAAAACCCAAACGGGCATCCACGTTAACGATTTGTCCAAGTGCGGAGAACTGATCCCGATCGGTTTGAAAGCAGGTCTTTAAATTATAACGAAGGGCTGCAAATTGCAGCCCTT